CTGAAGTTGTAATGACGAATCGTGCGCAATTGCATGGGGTTGGCGGGAAAGAGATCTGGGAGGTCCATGAATGGAGGCCTCGTCACCGTGACTTCGGGATTCCATCCGTTTGCATCACCAAATGATGCCGTGAGGTTTGAGTAGGTCGCAGGGTTTGGAAGGTGCCGTGGGGTGCGTTAGCCGAGCGCGATGCTCTGACGGCGCGAGGCATTCATCGCGACGCGGTCCTGGCTCTTGTAGTCACCGAAGTCGATGTGGGCCTTCCACTTGCGCTTCAGATGCCGCTTTTCGGTAGCGATGCGCTCCGCACTGCGGAACAATGAATTGCCGCCGAGGTTCTTGTCGCGCTCCTGCACAAAGCAAAACCGGGCTTCATTCCAGACCAGACGATTATCGAGAAGCTCCTGAAGCGTGGCGTCGATGTCACACTTGCACTTGAGCAGTTCGTCCCACTTGGGAACGCCGCCATTCGCATCACGCACCACTCCAACCGCTCCGCCCACCCAATGGTTCACGCCAAAGGGATCGTTGCGTTGTAGCAGGCGTGGATCGCTACGCTGGTGCCAGCCAAACAGCCGCGCACTGGCTCCTCTCGCATTGTAGGCCGAGTTGGAGAGCATTTGCACGGTCTCCTCAATGGAGAGCTTGCGACAGCGCAGAGACACCATGCAAACGCAGGCGCTGATGTCGTCATCGAGCATGATGATGGCGTCCTCCTTAAAGTGCTTGAGCACCCAGTTGCGCAACGAGGAGATGCCCATCACCGCATCGGGCACCGTGGCCTTCTCCAGCGGGATGTGCGCATACTGCTCAAGCTCGCTTTCGGGCACCAGCAGCGTGGCGCTCGGGAACAGCTTGTGGCTGGTCATCGTTCGCGCGCGGCTGCGGCTCAGGATGACCAGGCGTAGGCTCAGCGGTTGGAGTTCCGGCCATTGCGGCCCGTTGGCAGAGTTGGATGAGGCGTTTTCCATGGAGGACGCGGCCGATGCCGAGTTTTTTGGTGGTTCGTGTGATGGAGTAGTTCACCTCGCGCACGCCCATGAGTTGCAGCACCTGCATCCAGTCGCGCAGATCATGGAACATGAAGACGAGGTAGTCGTGGTGCTCGAAAGCCTGGCACTCCATGCGGGGGATGATTTCCAAATCCTCCGCAGGGTCTTCGGCGTCGAACAGTTTGCGAATTTCATCCTCGGCAAAGCCGGTGAGTTCGAGATCGAAGGCGGGATCGCTCTCCTGGATGGATTTGAGCAGGCGCTTGAGTTCGTCCTCATCGAGTTCGGCCAGTTCCGCCAGGCGATTGTCCGCCAGCAGATCGGCCAGTTCTTCCGCTTCGGTGGCGTAGTCCTGTTCATCGACCGGCACAACTTCACAGCCGATGAGAAGCGCGGCCTCCAGCCGGCCATGCCCACGCACAATGAGGCCGCTGCGTTTGGAGAGCGTGATGGGATTGCGCCAGCCCTGCTCCTGAATGATCGAGGCAAGTAGTTGGATCTGATGCGCACTGTGCCGGTTTGGATTCGCCGGATTGGGCTTCAGGGTGTTGGGATCAATCACGCGCGTATGGGCGCAGTAAATGGGAATGCTCACGCTCCGGCAGGAGTGTCAACGCAGTTGACGTCAAACCGTGGCTATGCGTGACTTGCGTATGGCTGCCATGAAACTGCCCAAAGGGGTGACTCCAAGAAAATTTGCCCGCGCTCTCCAAGAGTGGCGTGAACGAAAGGGGTTCAGCCAGCGCGACGCGGCGGAGTTCCTCGGCATCAGCAAGCGCACGCTGGAGAACTGGGAGCAGGAGCGGGCCACTCCGCGTGGGTATGCCGTCGTGGCGCTGATGAAGCTGCTAGCGATGGGCGTCAAAGCCATGAAGCCATGAAAGCGCTCGAATCCCAAACGCTGGCCCTCAGGTGCAAGACGGTTGATAAGCCCTCCATTCTGGGCGACGATTAAGTGTGAAGAAAAAGCCCTCACCAAAGCCCAACTCTCCCAAGGAGGCCCCCAAAGGCTTCTCTTGCGGGCGGCAGGAAATATTGCGGACGCAGCCACCTATGACGCTGGAAGCAGTTCACCGACTTCAAGCGACGATGAAACCGACGCGCTGACCTTTTTTGCCCGGCAATCAGATATGAAAATCCTTGGCACTTTCGCTATGCCGTGGTGGCGCTGATGAAGCACTGGCGATGAAGTGACGTTGACTCCGCAGTCTGCGGAGTATGGAATCCTCGCTCCCGCCTGATCTCGCCCGCAAGCTCCTCAACAAGGATCTCGCCAATCTCGTTCAACGCGTTCACAAAGGAGGCAAGCTGACCCGGGCGGAGCGCTCGATGCTGCAAAATCTCGCGAGCAGTACAGCAGGCGGATCAGGACCAGCCTTCGCTCGTAACTTCGTAGAACTGGCCGAATTTCTTGGTGCGACGCGCCAGTCGATCACCACGTGGAAGAAGCGCAAGGACGCGCCACAGGCCGCCGCCAACGGTCTGCATGATGTGGCCGCATGGCGCGAGTTCATGAAGCGGCATGATCTGAAGGGAGCCGAGCCCGGCACTGATTTCGACACCGCCCTGCGAGCCCGCAAACTGCTCGCCGAAGTGGAAGAACGCGAACTGAAGGTGGCCGTGCGCAAAGGACTTTATGTGACCGTCGAAGAAGTGAGGCGCACATGGACGACGCAGATCGGGCGGGCCACCGCCTTGTTGCGCAACAAGTTTGAGTCAGAGTTGCCGCCGATCCTGTCCGGACTCGATGCGACGGGCATTCAAGAGGAGTGCCGCAAAGCCATTGATGAGGTGCTCACCATCCTCCATGAGGGCGGCAAGTGACGCGCTCAGGGCTGCTGGGCCTTCTCAACGATCAGGCTCTCCACTGGAAAACCAAGCCCGCGACAGTGAGCGACGATCTTGTCATAGGTGGTCTTCGGCAGGCTGGTCGTGCGTGCCAGTATCCAAAGGCACTTCCGATCCGGCGTTCCCACGGCGGCGGCAGAATAGTCTTCCGCGAGCCAGACGATGAAATAGTTCCCCTGCTTCGCGCGAGGGATAAAGACCGAGAACCATTCATTGAATCGCACTTCAAGAACCGCATTCGTCCGGGCATCAACCACGGTCGCCGTCCCTCGGACTTGCTTTGGCTTTCCGTTCTTCAGGCAGCGATTGATGACTGATACCGCTCCATCTGGTTTTATCGCATACTCGGCGGTGGATTCGACGCAGCCACGCTGGAAGAACATGGGCAGTCTAGCCACCTCATGCCACTTGCCCATGTAACGAGACACCTCGACTTTGGGAACGGTTGCGAGCGGTTTCACAGGGTGGGATGCGCAAGAACCAAAGAACACAGTGGTCGCAAGCAGCAAGGCGGTAAGGACTGGCCGGATCATCGTTCATTCTAGCTCGGGAACATTTCCTGTCGTCGCATTTTGACTTCGCGCCGGTTGCGTGAGCATCCTCGAAGCAATTTGGTGCGAAGCATGGCGTCCACCTGACCGCCGTCCACCATGGGCCTGGGCGGAGGAACACATTCATTCAATCCCCTACTCGCCGGTTCCGGGCAGGTTCCGTGCGGACAACTCACCGTGGTTGAAGGAACCGCTGGAAGCTCTGGTTGATCCCAAGGTTCGGATCGTCTCGATCATCGCGGCGATCCAATCGAGCAAGACCACGATCGGTGAGATCGGTCTCTGCTATATAATCCCCAACCTGCCTGGTCCGGCGTTATGGCTCGACCAGACCGATGATGACGCGAAAGATCAGGCCGAAAGCCGTCTTGGCCGAGTGTTTGACAAGTGCCCCGCCGTGCAGGCGCTCTATCCGCGCGACCGCCACAAGCTCAAGACCACCACCAAGCACTTCTCCAACGGCATGACGCTGTGGGTACTTGGCGCTCACAACAAGACCAACCTGCAACGGCGCTCCATCCGCTGGCTCATCGGCGATGAAACCTGGCGCTGGCCGACGGGGCACATGGCCGAAGCCGAGGCCCGTGTCACTGCCTTCGGCTGGCTGGGCAAGTGCCTGTTCATGAGCCAGGGCGGCGAGGAGAACGACGACACGCACCGCAAGTTTGAAACCACTGACATGCGCGAGTGGACCTTTGCTTGTCCGCACTGCGATCTGCGTCAGCCTTTCAAATGGGAGAACGTGGAGTGGAGCAAGGACGCCCGCGACGACGATGGTGAATGGAACTTTGCACGCGTGCGCGAGACCGCCTCGCTGACTTGTGAAGGCTGTGGCCATGCGTTTGATGACAGCGACCGTACGCGACGTGTGCTCAGCACCACGGGTCGTTATGCGCGCACCAATTTGAATGCGTCAGCGGAGAACGTCGGGTTCCACTGGAACGCACTGTGCGCGATGAGCTGGGGCAGGCTCGCTGAATTGTATCTGCGGGCCAAGGCGGCGGCCAAGCAGGGCGATCTGGAACCGCTGCGACAGTTCTATCAAAAGCGCCTCGCGCTGCCGTGGCGTGACTACCTGGAGGATTTCAAACTGGAGATCATGCCCAGTGGTTATCGTCTCGGTGAAACATGGGATGATGAAGCCGCCGTCAGCAAGCATGGCAAGTTCCTCACGCCGCCTTTCGATCCGGCCCAGGCGGCGGCTCCGCTGCGGTTCATGACGGTGGACTGCCAGATGGACCACTTCTTTGTGATCGTGCGCGGCTGGTCGCTTGATGGTTCATCGCGCCTGGTGTGGCGCGAACGCGTGCCCACCTGGGAGGAAGTGCTCAGCTTGCAGGAGCGGTTCACCATCCATGCCAACCTCGTGTTCGTCGATGCCGGTCACGCGACGTATGACGTGTATCGCGAGTGTGCCAGACACGGCTGGGTGGCGCTCATGGGCGACCGCCGCGCCACCTACGTTCACCGCACCAAGGATGGTCGCAGCGTGCACCGGTTCTACTCACCACGTCGCAAGGTAGTGCTGGGCCGTGGCCAGACCTGCTCGGTGTTCTACTGGTCCAATCTGAACATCAAAGACATGCTCGCACGCCTGCGTCGCAATCAAGACCCCGATCGCGGTGCCACCTGGGAAATCGCCGAGGACGCAGGCGACGACTACCTCACGCAGATGGAGAGCGAACAGCGCGTACGCAAAGGCGGCAAGTGGCTGTGGGAACGCATTGGCAAGCGCCCCAATCATTACTGGGACTGCGAGGCGATGCAGGTGGCTGCCGCAGTGATGCTCAAGCTCGTGGGGCAGGAGTCGGTCAAAGCGGGAGCCGAGCCTGAAGAGGAGACTGAGCCGGTAGCAGATTGACACGGCAGGCGGTGGCATGAACCCACCCCAAACTCTCCAAGGCAAGCTCACCTACGCAGGCATTCTCATTTCGGCCATCGGTGCCATTGGCCGCCTCTTTGGCCTGCATCTCCCCACCGAAGAAGCGCAGGGCATGGTCAATTGGACGGCGTCCAATTGGGACTCGCTCGCACAGTTCGGCGGTCTCGCCACCGCCGCCTATGGCCGCCTGCGCATCAACTGGAGGAAGCCATGACCAGCGACCAACTGGCCCAAGGCATCATTCGGCAGGCAAGCCGCTTCATCGGTCTGCGCGAGGTCAAACCCAATGCAGACTGGGACAACCCCAACACGGCTGGACCTGACCGTGCACTCGTTGATGAACTGCGGGCACTGATGCGCCAATCGCCATGGGAACCCGGCTGGGCCTATTGCGCTGCGTTCGCTGAAAGCATGGCACTCGCAGCGCTGCGTTCACTGGCGGCCACGCCTGAGCAAATCAAACGCTGGCAGGCAACGATGACACCACACTGCGTCACCAGCGCAGGGAACTTTACCAAGCTCGGTCTGCTTTCACCAATGGCGGCTCCTGGTGCCATCTGGCTCGCACGCCATGGCAGCACAAGCAACGGCCATGCCGGCATCGTCACCGCCGTGCGTGGCTCGAGCATGGCTACCATCGAGGGCAACACGTCCCTTGATCCAAGTTCAGACGCCAAAGAGCGCGAAGGCGACTGGATCACCAACCGCATCCGCTTCCTCAAAGGCACAAGCACCCTCAACACGCTCGGGTTCATCACACCCGCAGCCATCCTCAAACTCATCGGTGTATGACCCAGCCACGTTTTGATTCCACCATCAGCCTCGGGCATCTCGTGCAGATCCTCTCGCTCGTCATTGCCGGAGCCACAGCTTGGGGCGTTCACACCAGCACGCTTCGTCACCTGGAACTGTTGCGCAACGAGGACCGCCAGCGCATCGAATCCCACGAGGTGAAGATCAATCTGCTGGAACGCGCCACCGACGTGGTCAAAACCGATGTGAACTACATCCGCCTCGCTGTCGATGAGATCAAACACGACGTGAAGGACGCGAGCCGTTGACAGGGCGCTCCGCTCATGGCGCAAGGTTTGTTCATTGTCGGGTTCACCGTCGCAGAAGTTCTCCGCATCCAGGCGAAAGCCAAAGAGATGCTCATGGAGGGCAAGACTCTCATGAGTTGGGCCGACAGCGGATCGAACGCCACCAAGCAGTTTCCCATGACCGTCAAAGAAACGCTGGAGGAATGCGCTCATGCGCTGCGCGCTCTTGATCCCGCCACCTATGGCCGACGTCGCCGCATCGCGACTTCCTATATCAACCATCTCGCCAAATGAACGGCCTCCAACAATGGGCGGCTCGTTGGCTGCCCCCTGCCCTACTCCCCAAGGCGTGGACTTCCGTTTACGAATCCGCAAACGCTTCCCCCCGACGTGGTGCGGTGCCAGGCGCAGTTCCACGCGATGCCAAGCATGATCTCACACCCCACATTCACCGTGAGTTGGTGCGCCGCTCGCGCTACCTCGTCAAGAACTCCGGCTTCGTGCGCGAGATGGTCAACAACATGGCCATCTATTCCACGGGGGATGGCATTCGCCCGCAAGCGCAGTCAGACGAAGTGACCTGGAACCGCCAGGCGGAGTCTTACTTTCGCGCCTGGTCCACGCGCTGTGAAATCACCGGGCGGTTCAGTTTCGAGGAAGTGCAGTCGCTGCTCTGTCGCGGCATGGACGTGGATGGCGAATACTTCATCCATCTCACCCGCAACCGTCTCGGCATCGCCGCGCTGCAATTGATCGAATCCCACCGCATCGGTGAGGGCAACACTTCCATGCAGTCGTTCCACGGCATCACGCTGGATGCCTGGGGCGCACCATTGTCCTACCGTGTGCTGGAGGACCAGTCCGCGCGTGAACTGCCAGCCAGAAGCGTGCTGCATGTGTTTGAACCGGAGCAAGCCACGTCGGTGCGCAACGCCCCGACCATTCAGCACTCCATCAATCACATCCTCGATGAGATGGAGTTGCTCGCCCTGGAGAAGCACGCGGTGAAGGACAACTGCGACGTCACCCGCGTGCTCAAAACCGAGTCCGGTGACCTTGGCGACGATTCTGACTTCGCCATCGAGGGCCAAGAGGCCGAGTCGGGCGAAGGCACCAACCCGGCCTCGCTGCAGCAGATCACTGGCGGCAAGCTCGTGGCACTCAAGACCAATGAATCACTCGACTCGTTTGAGCCCAAGCGACCATCGCCCACATTCACCGGGTTCCTGGAGCATCTGCGACGGGATGCCGCGCTCGGAGTGCTGCCGTATGAGTTCGCGGCGGATTCGTCCAAGGTAGGCGGTGCAGGCGTGCGCCTGGTGGTGGCCAAAGCCGACCGACGCTTTTCTTATCGGCAGATGATCCTCATCCAGCGCTTCATCAAGCCCGTGTGGTTCTACGTGATCGGTGATGCCATTGATCGTGGCGAACTGCCTGCCGTCCAGGGATGGTGGAAAATCAGTTGTGTGACACCGCGCAAGCTCAGCGTCGATGCAGGTCGTGAGGCGCAGCAGAATCGCTCGGATGTGGAGATGGGTCTCAAGACCATCAGCGATCACTACGAAGAGCTGGGTGCAGACTTCGGTGAGGAACTGGAGCGCCGCGCCCGCGATGCGAAGATGATTCTCGAAACGGCCACCAAGTACGGCGTGCCTCTGGATATGCTGTGGAAGCCGAGTGGCGGCACCTTGATTGCACCGCCCGTCGTTGACACTCCAACCGGAGCGTGACCGCGCTCGACTCCCTTCTCTCTCGCCAACCCTGGCTCATCACCACCGATGCCATGCAAGGCATGGTGGCCCAGGCTGTCGCCTTCTTTGACGCCCGCATTCAACTGCCTGATCCCACACGCAACGAACTGCTCACCGTGGTCGATGGCATCGGCATCATTGATCTGCATGGCCCGCTCATGCGCCAGCCGGACCTGATCTCCTCGCTGCTGTTCGGCGCGACCGACATGGACCTGGTGACTGCCGCTATTGCTGAGGCTATTGCCCGTGACGATGTGAAGTCCGTTCTGTTGGACATCAACTCACCCGGTGGAACGGTGAATGGCACGCCCGAACTGGCTCAAGCCGTCGCCGATGCCGCAAAGCTCAAGACCACTTATGCGTTCAGCGCGGGGCAGATGTGCAGTGCGGCCTACTGGATCGCCTCGCAATGTGACGCAATCTATGCCACGCCGAGCGCTCGTGTTGGTTCCATCGGCGTGATGCTGCCCTTCATCGACAGCACCGAGAAGTTCCGGAGCGAAGGCCTGAAGGTGGAAGTGTTTGCCGCTGGCAAGTTCAAGGGCATGGCCACGCCGGGTGTGCCGCTCAGCGAAGAACAGCGTGCGCTCATTCAATCCGACATCGAGGAAATCGCTGCCGAGTTCAAGACCGCTGTGCTCGCACGGGGCCGCAAGATTCCGGACAGTGCGATGGAAGGCCAGAGCTTCAGCGCTCGCAACGCCCAGCGCCTCAACATGGCCGGCATGGTCAAGAGCCGTGACGAGGTGTTCTCACGCCTGCGCTCGATGAACGCAGCCCGAGTTGACACGCCATCCCGGACATCCACTCCGATGAAAACTGCCGAAGAACAACTCAGCGAAGCGCTCGTGCGCATTCAAACGTTGGAAGCCGATGCCAAGGCCCGTGAGGGCTTGATGGCCGAAGCTTCCACTCAGGTCGAAACCTTCAAAGCCACACTCCTCTCCAAGGAGCAGGAGCATCAAACTCTCCTACAGCAGGCCTGCACAGAGCGTGACACGCTCAAGGGCCAACTCGTCGCTGCTCAGGCCGATGTGGAACGCTTTACCAAGCGCAGTGGCGAACTCGATGTCCAGGTGCGTGACCTTCAGTCCCGCGAGCAGGATCTCGACAAGCGTGCCGCCATCAAGGCCGCGCAAATTGCCGCTGAAATGGGCACACAGGTGCCAGCCAAAATCACTCCCGCTGGTGACACCAAACCCACCACCGCCGCCGAGCAGTGGAACCGCCAGTTCACCAAAGCCTGATCCCTTTCAAAACCTCCAACTCTCCTTCATCCTTATGGTCCCCACTCTTCTCGACATCGCCAAGCTCGACGCTGGCATCGGCTATCCGCTCATTGAGGAAGCCGTCAAACTGGCTCCTGAACTCGCCGTGGTTCCTGCCGACACCATTCTCGGCACCACGATGGAACTTACCGTGCGCACCGGCCTGCCCACCGTGCGTTTCCGCAATGCTAACGAGGGCGTCGCACGCAGCAAGTCCAGCTACGAAACGCGCACCTTCCAAACCCACATCCTCGATCACCAGATCGCTGTGGATGCACAGGTTGTTGATGGCGCACGCGACCGTGGTCGCTTGCTCGAAAACCATGCCTCGGGTGTGATTGAAGCCTCCATGCAATACATCGGCTCGCAGTTCTATTATGGCACGGGCAACGACAGCAAGGGCTTCCCCGGCTTGCTCGCGCAGGCCAAGGCGGATGCTGCCCATGTGGTCGATGCAGGTGGCGCTGCCTCCAAATCTTCCGTGTGGTTCCTGCGCTTGGGCCGCGAGTGCGTCGAGTTCCTCTTTGGCAACAACCAGACTATCCGCCTGCAAGACGTGTGGGACTTGGAAACCGTCTATGATACGGACGGCAATCCCTACAAAGCCTACACCAACTGGATGACGGGCCGCATCGGCATGCGCCTGGCGAACAAGAACTGTGCTGTGCGCGTCAAGAACGTCGAGGAAACCGGTGCGGGCAAAAAGATGCTCAACGACACCATCCTCTACTCGGCCTACGAGAAGTTCACGGAATTCGGCCTGGAGCCGACCCACATCTTCATGAACGGCCGCTCCCGTGAGCAGTTGCGCAACAGCCGCACGGCCACAACGACCAACGGCACTCCCGCGCCGCTACCCACCGAATGGGAAGGCATCCCGATCATTCGCACCGCCTCCATCGCCAACGACGAGGCGTGATCCAACCTTCATCCCCTGATCCATCATCATGCACTCCCTCAAAGACGCCCAACTCACCCAGTCCGTCGCGCTTGCCACCGCAGGCGCTTCTGCCTCCACTGCTCCCCTCGATCTCAGCCAACCGCCACCCAACGAACACAGCTTCGAGGTGGAGTTGGCACTGCCCGATCTCGCCGATCTTGCCGATGGCAAGTCGGTCACAGCCACGCTGGAGGATTCGGAGGACGGTGAATCGTTTGCCGCCATCCCCGAACTTGCCGAGTTCACGGTCACAGGAAGCGGTGGCAACGGTTCCAATGCAGCCACACGTCGTGTGCGACTTCCTTCCAGCGCTCGTCGTCACCTGCGCGCCACTGTGGCCACCGAAGCAGCGGCTGGCGATCTCACCGCGCACAAACTCACCCTCGCGCTGGTGTTCTGATTTCCTGAGGCGCAGGTCTCGGGTTCGGGTGCAGCCCTCCTTCGCTTCATGCGGGGAGGGCTGTTTCATTACGCATCAAGTGCGTTGCGAAGCAGATCCAGACGATTGGTCAAAAGGTATGCGGTGAAATCCCTTTGTTCTCGACCGGCGTCACCCCGCACTTGGACGATCTTTGAATCGTCGTCGAAGCCGAATCCAAACATCCGGTCCTCCTTGCCTCCAACAGTGCGGCAGTTAGATATCAATTCCTTCATCTCATGCTTGGTGAACAAGAGAGTCATATCCTTGTACCACTGCGGACTAATGTTGCGTGTTCGTGCCACATCGGGTGCATACTGACCGAAGAGCAGGATGAAGTCCGCCTCGTCTGGAACATCGAATCGGTTGAACCATGTGTGAAACGAGTAGCGTTGAGTCGCCTCTCGTTTTGGCTCAGCCGTCCTGTAGGTGCGCGACGCTTTGACCTGCAACGTCACGGTTTTCGTCATCCCATCGCCTCGACGTTTCAAGACCGCAAGATCAACGCCCTTCTCTTGCCGGGAGAGCGGGATCCACACCGAGTAGCCATGCTTCTTGGGCAAATCTTCCTGGAGACGTTCAGCGAGGACAAACTCCGACCATTGAAGTGTAAAAATGGGATCCATACACACACGTGTATCTGAATCTGCCCGAGGAAAAGCAAGACCTCATGTTTTCATGATGCTCCGTGCCTTGACACCCAACTCATCGCATGTCCATCCATGACGAAATCGCCGCCGACTTTTCTGAAATCCTCCAGGAGTTCGGCAAGCCGGTACAGTTCCTTGGGCGCACACTGCTGGCGCTGATTTCTGAGCCCATGCTTTCTGGCGAACTCGTGCTCGGCGGTGAAGTCGATGACGTGCGCTTCACTGCCAAAGTGCTGCGCTCCGCTCTAGCCGAACTTCCGCGCAGCGGCCAGATCATCCACTGGGATCAGAAGGACTACCGCATCAAGGCAGTGATGAACCGCTCACCTCACGCCATCATCACCCTTGAACTGGGCCCCGCCAATCCCTGACATGCGCGTTACCGGTAGAGTCACGGGCCTTGATCCGCTCAAAAAGAAGATCGCCCTCTTCCCCAAGGAAGTGCAGCGCCCGATGGACAAGCTGCTCATCCAGGAAGTGCGCACACTCGCCGTGGAAAGTGCGCGAGTCACACTGCCCTTCGGCCTCAGCGACAAGACCTACAAGAAACTAGCCGCACGCATCAAGTCGGACATCCTCCGCATCTTCAAACGAGCAGATCAATTGGGCAGCGCCTTCCAGCAACTCGAAGCCGCGGATCCCGCCCTCGCTCAGCAATACTGGCAAGCGCAGCAATCGGGTGATGAGGCGCGTGCTCGCCGTCTGCTGCGCAAACTCAGTGCCAAGGCTGGTGTTGCCATCGGTGCGATTCGTCCCGAACTGCATCAGGCCGCGCGCACCGCTCAATACGGTCGCGTGCCTGACAATGCCAAAACGGTCGCCATCATTTCCAAGGGCGATGCGCTCAACCGTTACATCGCCAAGGTGCAGAAGCAGATCGGCGCGGTGAAGGCCGGTTGGATCGCCGCAGCCAAGGCTCTGGGCGGCACCGTGCGCGGGATTCCGCGCTGGGCCAACACCGGCGCGCATAAGAACTCGCATGGCAATGCTGCAGTAAAGCGCGCTGAGAAGGGCTCCACCGTGGAACTCACCAACCAAGTCAGCTACGCACCCCAGGCCTGCAACGACGGCCAACTGCGTCATGCTGAACGTCGTGCACGCTTGCGCTTGCAGAACGCCATTGCTGAAAAACTCAAGGCCATGGCCGAGCGTGCGTTTCGACAACGCAAGTAGGGCATGGAAGCACCGCCCTCACTCGAACATCGCCTCGCCACTCTTCTCGCCGCTTACCTCACGCACGTCCATGCGGAGGCACACCTGCCACCCGCACTGACCATTGGCATCGGCCTTGAAATCGCAACACGCACCAGGCCCTGCGTCGTCTGCCACATCGACACGCTGGAGTTTCCGCACTCCAAACTCGCGCAGGCAGAGGGCCAGATCATTCTCTTTACCCATGCCGACGAAACTCCCGTGCTGCAGGAGGCGCTTTGGGTGGCCGCACTGCGCACGGCCTTGAGCAATGCCGGGGCGTTCTTTGCTTGGCTGGGCACGTTGCCCGAGGATCAACGCATTGGCTGGGACATACGCCGCCTGCGCATCACCCGCAGCGAAACTGATCTGAATCGCGAGGATCGCACCCGCACCCACACCACGCGCTTCACCATCAGCGCCCAGTCCGCCGAATTGACATCCGCCGCCTGAGCAAAGCCATGCCAGTGCAAGCCATCATCGAACACGGAGCACGCCCCGCCTACGATCTCAGCGACGAGACCGGCGTGCTGGTCCACAAGCTCTCCATCAAGCCCACGCGCGAGTATGTGGAGCGCAAGAACAGTCAGCGCATGGTCGCCTATGTGCGGGCCGAAAACCCACGCATCAGCTTCGAGTTCTCCGGCATCATCGTGGGTGATTCTGCAACGGGGTTTGCGGATCAGCATCCCGGCACGGCCATCACTGCACTGGCCAACTTCCAAGGTGCGATTCATGGCTTCTCGCCCACCGACGGCAAGATCATCTACAAGGACCCAACGCGCGAACTCAGCGACACCGACGAACCGCAAGTGAGCTTCAGCGCCGAGATGTTCCCTGGCATCGCACCAGTCGCGCCATGATCGAAGGCTGGTGGCCCACTCACAATGTGAACCTTGCCGCCTGCCTCGGTGCGCTCGGTATGCCGGTGCGCACGGACATTGTGTTCGATGAGCGCAGCGGCGAAGAAATCACCACGTTC